TTCAACCGCTTTGATTGTCACAACTTCATGTTCGAAATTATCGTTGTTTTCATACGCCATTGATATTTCAACACCTTGACGTTCTAAAACAACACCACGCGTTGAATCAAAAACATAAAGTTCATTGGGTGCAACCAATGGTGATGTCACGACATTCATTCCATTCAATACGGCGGAACCGGTTGAAACAAAATTTGGCAATAAATAATTTCCTTCGGTGTCTTTTGTATGTTGGAATTTCACGAAATCATTGTAATTCATCAAAATCGTGTCCGCATCCCAACTATTTTGTGCGCCAAACGTGAAAATTTGGGCTTTCATTGCACCGGTCAATTCCGCAATTGTTGGAAACGTAAACGCGCCGGTAAAGGGTGCTAAAACGTTTGTTGGATCAAAAATCGACGCAATTGAATCAATTGATAAAATGTCACCGGTTCCCAATAAAATTTCAGAATCTTCAACCAATTTCACCGATGATTCAACCAAATTTTCGATTTCCGACGTCACAAATGAATAATCATCCATCATGTCAATACAAACATCAACGAAATCACGAATTTTTGCGATTTGGATTGTTCGAACCTTCCATGTTTTTTTGGTGTTGTGTGTTGACGTCGCACACGCCACAACAACTTTCGCGTCACGCGTCACAACATCTTCTTCACGATATTTAACGAATTCAGTTGAAACCGGAACACGACGAAATAAATCAATAATTCGTGTTGCGCGAACCGGTCGAAACGTTGTTCCTTCAATTTCTTGTGCGTATAGTTCACGTACTTGAATATCAACCGGATTTTGATTCGCTTTAATAACCAAATTAACAACACCGGATTTTTGTTCGATGACGTTTTTGATGTTTTGCGCTTTTTCTTTTATCATGTCAAAAACCGATTTCCGTTTCATCGGCTCGTCTTTTTTCAATTCTTTTAAGGCGTTGATTTGCGATTCCAATTCAACGAATTTTGTTTTCAATTCAATTGTTTGGTCCGCGTTCGCTTTTTCACGAATTGTTTCCAAATCATTTTTCAATGTTTGAATTTCTTCATTTGTTGCAAAACCTTTTGTTTTTTCGGTGATTGCATTTTGGATTTTTTCGACAACCATTTCCGGCGTCATTTCATTGTTTTCCATCTTTTTATTTTTTTTGATGAATTAATAAATCTACTTTTTCCCAATCGAACGATTTTGATTGTTGTCCAACGGCAAAATGATTTTTTTCAATCGGTTTTGTGTTTACAACTTCAATCAAACGTGCGTTCAAAAACTTTAATTTCATTGATAAATTATGAAAACGATCATCTGAACCGCGTCCATTATGTATTGATTTGATGACCAAATCAATTTGATTCGTCAATTTATTTATTTCATTCATTTTGTCATCAACCGATTTCACAACGTCAACAACATTGGTTTGATCATTTGCGCCAAATGTAACGGCGGAACCTTCCCACAATTTCAATTCATGAATTTGAAAAAAACCGCCGTTTGGACGTTCTGAATCTTCAATCCATTTTATTTTGTCGACAATATATTGAAATCCAATTGAATGTTCATTTATGATTCCTTCGTCATAATCACGCAATGCATCTTCACCTTTTGTTGATGTTCCCAATTGACCAACGGCGAACAATCCGTTTTGATCTTCATTTAATTCAACGAATTTTCCAATTTGATGTTCCCAATCATGATGACGCAAAAATTGAATTTTCCGATTTGATTGTGAATTTGGTCCATTTTGATTGATTGAATTTTTGAATGATCCGGACAAAATCATGTCATCATCCGAATCAATGTTGTTGAATTTTGACAAATATATTGCAACTTGACGATTTTTTAAGTCGATGTCTTTGATTTCTGTAAATCCTTTTGTTTCGTAATTTTTGAAAACTTTTTTCATCTGTTTGTTGTGTTTTTTACAAAATTACAAAAAAATAAATTAGATATGTAACAACACACGAATTTCATCCGGCGTCAAACCCAATCCCATGTCAATAATTTTTTGAACCGCCGACGCGCGTTTGTCCATTGCGTCCGCTTGTTCCTTCATGTCATTTTGCAAAACGGCAACATGTGAAAAATCCGGAATCAAATGAACACCGGTTTCCGGCAATTTCCATTGACTTGATATGTTGTCATACATTTGTTGTGTTTCCGGAATTATGGTGTCTTGATACGTCATCCGCATTCCTTCGCGAACGTTTGAAAACGTCGATCCGGATTCCTTTGAAAAAATGTGATGTGACATTCCGAACGCATCAATGATTGCCATTCGATCGGCGTCCAATTCTTCAAACAACATCAAATCCTTTGTTGGAAAATTCATTGGTGTCCAACTGACGTTTGATTCTGTCATGATAATTTCATCTTTGTTTCGACGTTTCCAATCGTTCCGGATTTGTTTTCGTTCTTCATCTGTCAACGGCAATGAACCGCCCATGTCCGATTTTTGAGTTGATAAAATTCCCAACGCGGTCAAATTTTCCAACAAAACATTTCGTTTGTTGTATTGCGAAACAATGTTTGACAATGGAAATTTTAATGTTTCAATTCGGTTTGATGGATTGATCAAATTGATTCCATCCGGCGTTGTGAAATACAACATGTCATCAATCGAAATTGTTTCAAAATCCGTTTCATTGTAATAAAATTTGAATCCATCAAACAAACCGCCGGAATCCAATTGATTCAAAAAACGTCCGGACAGATCAATTTTTATTTTGGATGTCGGCAATGGAACAATGATGTTTCGATAATCAAACGACATTTTCGGTGAATACGCAAACGCATTATTGAACAACGCGTCATTTATTGACAATGAAAAAATGACATCCGACCAACTTTGTGATGGATTTGGTTTGTCAATTATTTTTTGCAACCAGGCGTGGTTTTCAATTACATTTCCATTGTCATCAACAATTTTTGGTTTTGCGCTTGACATCATCGACGCGCGTCGTTCAACTACTGAACGCAATTCCGGAACCGACAAAAACAAATCAATTGGTTTGTTGGTATCAACCCAAACCGGTTTTTTTGTTCCCCAAAATTCATTCCTTTGATTGTTTTTTGTCCAATCGTTTTTTCCGGACGCCCAACCAAACACCGATGACCAAAAATTGTTTTCCATTTTTATTGATTCGTGTATTTTTACAAAATTACAAAAAAATCACAACTTTGTTTTTTTTATATTATTTCCTTTTATTTCCTTTCCTTTCCTTTGTTGACGTTTGTTGAATTTTGTTGAACATGTGTTTAAAATTTGTTGAACATTTGTTTTTAAACTTTCGGAAACATTGATTGAATAAACATTGATAAACCGGACAAACAATCCGGTGCGTCATCGTGTTTGTTTTTCCCTTCCTTACTGAATGACAAAACGTTTTCGATAAATTGAATTGATTGTGGATTGTCATATTTGACAAATTTCATGCGATTCAAAATGAAATCCGAATTCATGATGATTCGCGTCATTTTGTTTTGCGTATTTGGAACCGGCATGATTCGACATTTTGTCATTTTTTGTAATTGACGCGAATAAATCGCACCCATTGAATTTGATTCAACGCGACAATATTTCACACCCCATTTTTCCAATTTTGACGCAACCATTGGAATTGTGACATCGGTGTTGGACCGGTCAAAAACATAATCACAAACAAATATTTCGGATCCAACAATTCCGGCAATTGCCAACGCGGTGAAATCTGAACCCATGTCAGCGACATCCAAATAAGCAATGAAACCATCAAAAATTGATTCATTGTTTTCATTTTTACGATTCATTATCAATTCAAATTCATCCGGATTGATAAATTGCAATGATCCGAACAAACGTCCAATCAAATCAATTGGTTGTTGTTGATATTCCGCTAACCAAATATGTTTTGATGTTTTTTTTCTTTTGTCCAAATATTCGGCGGTTGTCATTACATTTTCACAAAACGATTCATCATTTTCGTTCAATGCTTTGATCATGATTGATTTGTCATAAATTCTGGAATTCATGTTTTGACCAATCAAATCATCACGCGTCCAACGTGTACCGATGTCAATTCGTGAACATCCGGATTCAAATCGTGAATCGTGTGTTCCTTCCTTCCATTGAATAATTCGCGCGTTTTGGTTGTCATTTATTGCGTCTTCCAAACTACGATATAAATCGTCGGTTATTGCTAATTTTGACGCACCAAAACCAATGATTGTTCCACCAACACCGGCGCCAAAATATCCAACTTGTTTTGATTTGTTGGTGTTCCATCCATCCAAATTTGATTTGTCATCGGACAATCGGACATTTGGAAAAACATATTGGAATTTTTCGGAACGCAAAATGTCGCGGACATCGTATGAAAATTTTTTATACAATGTCGCGGTGCATGTGTTCCGCATTACGGATTCTGTCGGATGATTCCCCAACGTCCACGCGCAAAACAACGATGTGATGAATGATTTTCCGGCGCGTGGTGGCATTGAAACCGACAACGATTTGATTTCACCATTTTCAATTTTTTGGAACGCGTCCGCGACTACCTTCAAAAACAAACGTTGTTGAAAAAAAACCGGATCATAATATTGGCAAAACGTCCAAAAATCACGTTTGCATAATTCCAAAAACAATATTTTTTTAACAAAATCACGTTTGTCCATCATCCGAATCTAACAAATGACGAATTTCATCCGTTGACATGTCCGACAAATCCGGACGCGTCACGTTCAAATCCATTTCCGTTTTTTCGATGTAACCGCGTCCACGCATTTTACATTTCATGAAAAAAATGGTTGATGTTGTGTTTCCGGATTTGATTTGTTCGAACAACTTTGATTCAACAACGTCAAAAACGATTTCCGACAATTCGTCAATTGCTTTTTTATATTCCGGATCTTCATTCATCCAAATATAATGTCGTGAACGATCAATTTTCGCCGATTTTGACGCCGTTGTGACAATGCACATGTGACG